TGCGATAATCCAAGCGACTGCAATATTGTGCGTTCGCGCTTTGTCGAAATTTGTTCTGCGATTGCGAGCGCCGTCGCCGGTGATGACAGCAGCCCGATCCCAGGACCGGAACCCGAGCCGCCGAGCGGTGTTCTGTTTGCGGCGCGTGGCACATGCTCGACCTTTGGCGGGCCCGATGACACCGGCGTCAGCCCGAGCGAAGGGCTGGCCATGTGGTACGAGCCGGATGAGTGCCCCTGGCTCATGCTGGGAAAGCAGCCACCCGCGACGACCGGGATGGCGCGCCGGCTCGATCCTTCGGTGTTCTATGTGGCCTGCCGGTGGGACTACGACGTGACGCCCAAGGAAATGCTGCGAGGTCCGCAGATGGCGATGGTCACCAACGCGGACACCGGGGTCATGCGGCTGGCCCATATTGCCGATTGGGGGCCACACGAAGAGCAGACTGGCCGTGCGGCAGACCTCTCCCCGGGGCTTGCCGACAGCCTGGGCGTCGGCACTGACGACGAGGTGACCGTCATGTATCCCTACCTCCCTGCCACACCCACCAGCTGACCAGCGCCGCGCCCAGCAGGGCCAGCAGCAGCACGCCGACCGCGGTCACCAACACGACCACGTCCCCGGTCATCGCATTGGCATCTGACAGCCGGCGAGGACCACGGCCAGCACGGTGCCGCACGCCACCATGAACAGTATCCAGGCCAAGGCCATGGCCCAGCGCGGCATCATGGTTCTACCGTCGGTTGAAAGTGTCCCATATCCTGGCCCATCCTCGACATCTTTACGTGCGCTTCCGCCGCCTTACTGGCAGCGCATAACCTGGCAACATATCATGTTGTTCTTGTGGGCTAATTTGCTGGTCGACTTCCGCTCGCTTACTGCTGCGAACTAAAGAAGTGTAGCCACAATGTCCTCGTTTTCCAGTTGAATTCATTGCGGTTTTTCCCCCTTGTCCTTCCTGCCCATACCGCGTCCCATGGTCTGAAATAGTGCCTCAACGTCCTTTCGCAGGATCAGCCGTCGCCGGCCAAATGCTGCCGAGCGCAAGCTGCCGTCCTTGATCCGCGCATAGACGGTCACATGCGACACACCGAGCATCGCACAGACTTCCTCAACGCTGTAGGCGAGACGGTCGGTCATAAGTCTTGCTCCGCGAGGTAGCAGAGGAAGTCGCAGGACGGCTGGATTGGATTGGTGGTCGGATGGTCGGTCGGTATCTCGTCAATGAACCGGCGCTCGTCATCGATCCGGCACAGCCTCACATCCAGATCGCGCGACAGTGCGGCCATGCGTCCGAATTCATCGGGAAACCGCTTGCGTATGAGTGCCCAATAAGCCGGGCTGGTCGCCTTCACGCACGGGATGCAGTTGTTGTTCTGGAAGCCCATGGCATAGAGCGGCGGCAGGGCGATGCCAGCACGCTGGATCATGTCGAGGCAGGCGGCCTTTGTAATGCCGCGCTCGATCAGCGGCGTCCGTATTGTCAACTCGGGATAGTTTGCCCGGAGCCGGCTTGCGCGTTCGGCATCAGGGCTGTCTGCCGTATAGCCGAATACGTGGATGTCATCCGGCCGCTGGAAGGCTAGCCGTGGCCCTACCTTTAGTTCGATGGTGCATCTGGCGCCCTGGATGCCGGCGAGCCAGCGGGTGCGCTCCCAAACGTCCCAAGTGTCGGCATACTCGTCCGACCGTAGGCGGATCACCGGGCGGCCAAGCCAACGTTCACAGTCGAGCATGAACCGCTTGTTGTCTTCGTGCTCTGCACCTGTCTCACAATAGACCGGCAATGCGTGTTCCAGTTTGCAAGCAACGGCTGACGCTGCGCCGCAAGAGAACCAGCCTATTGTGCGACGCTCGATCATGCTGGCCTCATATTACGACGCCGCCCCAGCATTGTTGGAGCAATGGACGGGGCGGCGCCTTCCGCCGGTCCGGGGGGATTACATATCCAGCCGGCGAAACTCATGGCTTTGGCTCCAGGGCGCGGCCACATCCTATCGGTGGACATCCTAGGCCGTGACAGATTGGGCAATCGGCGGTTAGTTCAGCAATGAACGCCCGCAGCCGCTCGTTGTCGGTACGCAGAAGGGCGCGGCGGGCTCCCCGTATCGCGTTCTCTGTCCGAAGCGACCACCATCCGCCGTCCTCATCTTCTTGGTTCTTCTTCATGTCGTGTTCCGCAGCGTCGGCTAGTTCCTTGAGCGCTGCCCGCAGCCGCTCGATCTTGGCGTCCCGCTCCGCAATGCGCTTAATCGCAACACCAAGTCGGCCAACCGCGTCCATCTGTGAAACCTCGATATCGTGATCGTCGCAGTCGCGCAGCTCGCGCACGACCGTGAGCTGCTCTTGCAGCCGGGTGATTGTCTCGCCGTGATCGGCGAGCTGCATCCGCAGTCGCTCGATCTCGTCGGCGGCCTCCTCGCCAACATGGCGCTGGTATCCAGCCAACGGCGGGTATGCTTTGCGCAGCCGCTCGACGATGTCGGTCAACGTGACCTCCATGTGCGGATGTTGCCGACGCGGGTTAGCCCGGCTTCACGCTTCAGGACGCGATTGGACTTGGCCACGGCCGGGATGTCTTCCTCGCCGGTCTTGCGGGTGTGACATTCCACACACAGCACCTGACAGTTTTCCAACGACGCATCATGCGAGAACACGACCGGGTTGATGTGGTCGTAGTGCTTGAACTTGCCGGCGAACAAGGCGCCACAGCCCTCGCAGCGCCCGCGGCACCGCCGCCAGGCGGCAAGCTTGGTGGCCTTGGTGAATTCAACCCGCTTCTCAGTCATGCGCTTCCCACGTATCGTCTGCGAACACGACGCCGTTCTGCGCGCCCCAGGCTGCGATTAGCTCGATCAGCTCGCCCATTTCCTCTTTCGATAAGTCGGACGACGACCGGCCGAGATTGACGAAGCCGGTACCGTCGAGGTTCGGCACGATCCGCACTTCGCGCTTGAGCGCATCGAGGAAGATCAGTTTCCAATCGTTGGCCGCCAACTTGAGATCATGCCATGTCTTCTGGCGTGCCACCTCTGTGAGGGCGGCCCAGAGTTTAGCGTTTTGCGGCAGCGTGCGCCGCCCGCCCTTGAATTCCACGCGCGTTCCGTCTGGCACGCGGGCGAGCAGTTTAGCCGCCCGGGCGCGGGTCACGGGGCCGTCGATGCGCAGCAGCGCGCGGCTCACTATGCGGCCTCCGGCATGTATCGCTTGCGCAACAGGTCCACCGTTGCGTTGACATCGATCAGGAATTGGATGACCTGTTCTTCCATCTTGCCGATGTACTCGTCATCGCGCGGGATGCGACGGATGTGCAACTGCATTTCTTCGGGCAGGCGGTCATCGAAGCTGACAAAATCGCACCACTGCCGGCCGGTACACGCCATTTGGAATTGCATCTGATCAAGGGTTGCCGCCTCGATCTTGGCGCCAGTCAACCGCTTGATGTGGATGGCGGTTTTATACGGGCACTTAATCTCAACGAGGCCATCAGTACCGACCAATCCGTCGGGCGATGCGCCGGCATGCTCGATGGTAGGGTGCTTGATAAACCCGACCTCGGTGATTTCAACGCCTTGGGCGAGGGCATAGCGAAAGCGTGCAGATGCTTCTTTGTCGTTGCCGTGCTCCATTGCGGCGTTGACGTATTGCGGATACGGCGTGCCGGTCAGGCACTCGCTAACAAGCTCCCCCATGTAGCCTTCGCGGTCGGCGGTCCAGCCGCCGCTCTTGGTCGTTGCGGTGATGTCGCGCACGCGGCTGGCGGTGACGCAGCCACAGCGGGCCTGCAGCCATTCGTCACTCCGTTGCAGCATTGGCCACCTTTGGCAGTTTTTTGACGTAGTCGAGCGCGGCCTCGAAGCGTTCGGGGGCGAGGGCGTCCAACTCGTTGATATGGGCGAATTTGCAGAACCAATCTTCCGTTCGCCCGCCTGCATAGATTGCTTCGTGCAGTTCGGAGATTGCATCTTCGCTGAGTTTTTCGGTCGGTTTGCCATTGGAGCGGCTGGCGGCGTTGGCGTCGTCGTCCTCGTCGGCGGCAATGCCAATCAGAGCAGAGAGCGAATAACGGCGCGCGTAGGTTAATGCTGAACCGATCTCCTGCGGTCGCCCAGACATCGGAAGGGGGTGTTCGCTAGCAATCCATTGGCCAGAAGTGTGCAACAGCCGCGTGTGCAAGACACCGTCGCCAATCGTCTGAACGAATGAGAGGCCGTTAGCTGACAACGACTTGCGCGCAGCATTGATGATGGCTGCCAGATCGGCATATTTCGATTTAAAATGCGGATTGATGCGGTTCATGACGGCATTTTCCATCATGCCCTGTGCCTTGGCCAAGGCGGCGGCCAGCTCGTCGATTTGTTCGGACGTGTTCATGTTAGCACCGCACACAGCATGAAGATGGAGGCCATGAGCAAAGACAGGGCCACGATGGCGAGGGCGTCGGAGGCATAGGCGGTCATGACGTGCCCTCGGCCTTGGCGATGGCGGCGCGGGCTGCGTCGCGCCATTCGGAGATCAGGTCGCGAAGCATTTTTTCGTTGGCGTTGACTAGCCATCGATCGTCAAGACCGCCGACGTTGCATGCTAGATCGATCAGATCGCTGCGACGTTCAGCAGCGGTCGACGGCTCGTCCTCGGGCGGGCGCTCGTCGTCGGGCGATGCGAGCTTCCAATCGTCATAGGTGCGGAAGCGGGTCATGACGTTCCCTCCTGTTCACTGTCCCCATTGAGGCCGTCGACGGCGCCGCCGCCCATGCCGGTTAGGTTTTCGCCCTTGTAGACGAGCTTGCCCTTGCTGGGGTTCAGCAGCCGCTTGCGCGCGGCGACGAGCTTCTGCAGTTCATTGGCGGCGCGGAACAGTTTGCGCTGCCACCTCTCGATCGCCTCGGCGTTAGCGGCGAGCTTGCCCTGCCGGCCTTCGATCCGCATGTCCACGCGCTCGGGATCGTAGTCGGCCCTTGCTAGTTTTTGGGCGCGCCGTTGTGCGTTTATTTTGCCAATTCCTGATGAATACGCAGTCATCAGTATCCCCCTGCCTGTTCGGTGAAGCCGTCACTGTCCCCATCCCACTCTGTCGTGCATTCCTTGCATTCCCAGGTTTTGTGACCGAGGGTAGTGGTGATCAGGAAGAGCGGCTTTTGCTCACCGCAGCAGTCGCATTCGCCGATGCGCTCGCGGTCCAATGGCATGCCCATTCCGAACTCGGCTATTTCGAGCCGGAGTTGCAGGCGGCGGAAGTGCTGTTTGGGGGTCACGACTGGCTCTCGATCCTGGCTAGATGGCGCTTGGCCGCTTCAAGGGTTCGGAACCGAGCGACGACGACGTAACCGGTCTTGAATTCTTCGGTCACGAAGTAGCGGTCGTCCGCGTCTTCTGGGACATCGTGGTTGGTAGTGATGCCGCGATGTAAGACCCGCCATGGGCGACGGCCGAAGAACTGCAGGCTTTCGAGTTTCGTCAGGAGGATGCCGATATCCTCGGCGATATCATGCTGTGCCTGATCGGTGCTGCTCTCCAGCAGATCGCGGGCTTGGTTGAGGCTGTCGATGGCTGCGAGGGCGCGTTGCTTGTCGGTGGTCATTGTCGTTCTCCATTGCTCCAATGCAACGGAGACTACTCCACACCGTGTGGGGTGTCAAGCGGAACCATCGCCCAGCGAAGAGAATAATTACAACCAGCTGTCCCCCACGGCACGTAACATTTTGTGACAGTGATGGGGGCTTACAGGAAAATTACCGGCGGGCTAGCGTCGGGCCGCCGGCCCACGTTCAACCGCAACACAGAAAGGGGACGTTGATGGGACAGGCAATGCCAGAAGACTACGACGCGCCGACGGCCGCAGACGATGCGAACTT